CAGCGACATTACTTCTTGCCTTTCTTGGATTTCTTAGGCTTCATGGGTTTCTTCTTCCCGTATCCGTATCCCTTGGGCATATATTCCTCCTGAGAACTCGGTGGAAATCGATCGGGGACATACGATTGTGAGAGGTGCATCAAACCCAATACATATGCCCTTATCTAAAATAGCAAATTATCCACTCTAAAACAACCTTAAAAAAAAGAAAGAAAGTAGCAAAGAAAGAAAGGGGGGATATATACCCCTACGGGGTTATATATATCCCCCCATAACAAATTCTAAGATAATACAGTCACAAAACAGGACAACTCGGACAACTTTACAGGACTGTCCTACTTTAGGAAGGGGCCAGTAACAACAATTCAGCATACCATCACCACCCTACTTGATAATTAAACCTCCCTTTTCCAAGGATCTTTCCTCTAACATGACACCCCTCAAAGAAATATATTTATCCAACCATCCATGCAGTGGTACCAGAATACTCCCCTAGGCACAAAACAGGACAGGTAGGACGCCTAAAACAGGACAGTCCGAGTACGTGGATCTTCTCCTCTAATAGAAGGAATACCTGGCATCAAAGACGGAATGAGAAACAACGAATACGGAATAGTCACAAAAACGGTTGCGAGGTGTACACTACCACCTTTGGTGGCGGGGGCCGCCCACGTTTGACGCGATCAATCACTTTTTGCGACACCCCTAACCTAAACTAAACACAAAAGGATCGGCGGATTCTGGGCCGTCCTAGTCGTGGCGAGACTAACCCGGTCCAGTCACAAGGGGATTTAAAAATCCTCAAATTTTCAGTCATGGGGTTGGGGATTCTCTCAGTCACAAAGAGAGTAGGGGATTTTGTCCTCTCTGCTGACTGGCTACCTATCTATTATATATAGAGCGTTTCGGCCTATCCCCTAGTCATCCCCTACCGTCCTATATTCTCCCTCGATTGCTGGGGGATCTTGGGCCGATTGCAGGGCGTTCATTAGGGTTTCGGTATCCAATTGCTGAAGGTGGCTTATCTCCCCGGAAATGGCGAGTTCTCTTCTATCTAATAGATGGCCTGTCAATTTGGCGATTGAATCGATGCAGCCCTTAACAACATTGAAGTGTTTAACCAATCTGGCGTCGTTTATCGTGTCTATATATTGAGAGATTAACCAGTCCTGATCAATATCATATTTTCTCGCCTTTTCTGCCTTCTGGGCCAGCTCCCCGGCCTTTAATCTAGTAATTTCTTGGGAGACCTTGGGATTTCTCAGTAATTTCGAGGATTCTGGCCCTGCAACATTGTCATTTTTAACCTGATATCCAGCTAATTTGTATGCTTCTGTTGCGTTCATTCCTCCCAAGTACAGCTCGACAAATTCCCTCTGCTTAGGCGTCAACGTATCCATCTTAAATACTCCATTTCCCAAGTTTTTATTTTTATTTTCCTAGTCATAAATTAAATATTTTTTTTATTTTCCCTCGATTTGCCCAGATTGCTCGAATATTGCTCGAATCAGGCACGAATTTCCTAGCTCTATCCCCTATTTTATCCCAAAATGGAGGCTTAAAACACCAAAACGGGCTAGATTCTTATTGACAACGCCACCGGATGGCCTCACACTGTTAGGGCAGCGACCCAAATAGGGACGCCGGGAACAACTAAATAAACCGGTGTAACAGCACCGATAAAGGGAGAGGAAAACAAAATGTTCACACAAGTTACAGAGACAATCTTCAGGGATATGTTCCAAGCCATCAGGCCGGACAATTTCACCCGGGCCGGACTAGTAGCCTTGTTCGACCATCTAGAGAACTTAGAGGATGACACCGGCGAACAAGTAGAATTCGATGTTATCGGCCTTTGCTGCGATTTCACCGAATATGCCAACTGGGCCGAATTCAATATCGAGTATGGTTCCCTCATTGATGATGAAGAAATCCAACCCGGCGATTTTGAAAAACTCCAAGATCACACGACGGTCATTTGTTTTGGCGAATCCTCATTTATCATAAGGGCCTTTTAATGGCAGATTTAGCCGGGCGAATGCTGGCCCAAATAGTTATAGAAAAAAATAAAAAAATAAAAAAAGTTCTGGGAGGAACAAAAATGACTAAAACAGAAATACAAAACAGAACATTAGAAAGCAGTTGTTGCAACTGTGGTATACCTGCCACTGATGGGATATTTAATAATCCCGAAAACAAAATCCTATACCCAAATATAGCTGACACAGCATGGATGTGTAGAGATTGCAACGATTCAATAATTAAAGGATATGAAAAAAGCCGTGATGAGTGGTGCAATGAAATGAATCAGATTAGATATAACCACGGAATTTAAATCCTACTGATGAGGGAGGAGCCTTGATTCTCCTCCCGAAACCGTAAAAAAGTCTAGGTCTAATCAAATTCGATAAAAGAGAGAGGTTAAAAATGAATAGAAGCGAATTAGAACAATTACCGATCCTCGAATTGAGGAAGCTGGCCAAAAAGCACAGGCTCAAGACCGGCAAAAAAAATCAGATCATCGCCATGCTGGCGGATGATTTCAGAGAAGGCCCGGCGGTCTCCATAAATGGGGCCAGCCAGCCAAAAGCAAGCCCGGCCCCGGCCCCGGTTAGCCCGGCAGTAGCGACCCCGGATTCGGAGTCGATTATCTGGCCTGAAGTCCCAATAGCGACTTCCAGCGTGAACGGCGATTATGTTAATCCGCCATGGCTGGATGAACTCGCCGGAGCATCAAAAATTGGCCATGTCGAACTCATGGGGCCAGCCGGGAGTGGAAAAACCTTGGCCGTCCATCATTTGGCAGTCGAGCAGGGAAAAAGGCTCGCCATAATTACCGCTGACGGCGGACTCAGGAAACGCGATTTAGTAGGCCAGCGTGAACTAATCGGAGGCTCGACAATTTTCACCGCTGCAGAGTTCGCAGCAGCAGCCAAAAATGGCGATTGGGCTTTAATCGATGAGGCCAACATGGCGGAGCCTGACGCAATGGCATTCATCAACGGTATGACCGATAGGCCGAATCAGGAAGGCTCGACTTTTCAAGTAGCCGGTCAGACTGTCGAGGTCCACCCGGGCTTCCGGTGCTTTATGACCAGAAATCCCAATTACGTTGGGACCCGGAGAATGAATGAGGCCCTCCGGGATCGGTTCTGGACTATCGAGGTCCCACCGTTGGCCGGGGATAGCTTAAAAGAGATGTTTAAGGCTCATGGGATGGATGAGGCGTACATCAAGGACGCCGTTTTCATGATCGATACGCTCTTTCAGGCTTGGAAGGACAACCGAATCAGCTATCAGGTCTCACCACGCCGGGCGTTGGCTACTGCTGACCTCGTAAAGGCCCTATTGGACGCCGAAAAGGTTACGACGCCCTGTTTGGCGATCTTCAGGAAATTTTTCGAGCGTTCCATCCTGACCAAGATCGACGCCCAGCACGATATAGACGCGGTCAGCCAGATTATCGAGACCGGCTGGATCGCTTTAAACGCAGATTCCGAATAAATAAAAAAAATAAAAAAAGTTTTGGGAGGCCAAAAATGGCTAAATTAGATCAAGGATACAGAAAAGCCCGGAGTGCCAGCAGCTCCAGCACCGGGCGCAGTAGCAGGGGGGTATCTATGAGTACCTTTCTAAAGCAGAATCACAAGGGCCGAATTGCTGACCTTTACATCAGGTCAGCCAAAAAAGGAATCCTCGATGTTCTGGGACTAGAGCCGAATTCAGATATGGCAATGAACATCGAAAAGCAGCTCAGAGAGGACGCAAAAAGCGACAAAAAAGCTGAACTCGCTGATGGATTTGCTACGGCTCTTAATGAGAACAACCGGGATGCTGTAGGGAGGATGGCCCAGCAACAGAAGAACCAGCGAGTTGTTGAGGCCCAAGCCCTCCTCGATGCGCTTTATTCGGCTACCTCGATGAGAGAGAGAACCGATCTCGATGACGGCGATCTCCTCGACGATGCGGTCAATCTTATGGTGGACGGCGAGGGCTGGGGTCAGGAGTCCAGAGGACGGCTGGAAGTTAGGAAACAT